ATTAAAAAAAGAGGAAACTGGCTATAATATTCGCACATTAATGAATGGTATGCACAGCAAAAGCAAGTTTGGGGCTGCTTGATACAATCACCACTATGTATGCCAAGGTCAGAAGACCTTCTATAACTTGGAATAATACGAAATAAAGGTTCACTAATATTTGTCCAAAGTTTGGTTTGAGCATAATCAATTAGTCCGGCGACCCTTTCTTTAAAATTACACCTTAGATAATCTGGATCTTTTAGAAAATTATTCATAGTCGATTTTATTATTTTAGCTCCTGTTCATAAACATAAACAATATGATCTTCATTGTTATATTCATCACTATCTACCCAACCGATGCCTGTGTCTGACAATTTTTCTGGCCGCTCCCCGAAGTGTTTTTCAATTGCTTTAACAGCATCTTCTCGGCTTTTAAATGTTTCACCATCTAAAAAACCATTTCCATCACATCTGGTTTCATGATTAATTGTGTATATTTTCATAATCTTTCTTTTTTTATTATTTTAAAAATTCTTTTAATATCGGACTTTCAAAATCATTAAAGACATAATCGAAGATAGCATTTTTTACTTTTTCTGTCAACTTTGATTTAGTATCAACATCATTTTCTATTGTGTTAATCAAATCATCATATAAGGATTCTTGAATTTTTTCCAATTCTTGTATTTTGTCCTTACAATCTTGTATTGTTTTTTTCATAATTTAATGTATGTTTTTATTTTTGTAATATGCCTTTAGCAACTTGTATACTACCCTGCTATTTGGAGAACTCGTCAGAAAAAACTTATCTTTCAATACATGATCATAACAAAGATTTAAAAATAAACAAACAGCGGCGCTTCTTGAAACTCCAGCAGTGCAATGAACAATAAAATCTTTATCCTTGTGTTTTTCGCAAAATAAATACATTTCTCTCGCTTGCTCGTCAGTAATTCCATAAAACATAGTTCCCCGCCACTCAACTGCATCTTCGGAACAATCTCCGAATGTCGAACAAAACATTCTTTCATCACTGTCTTGAATAGCCGGTTTATAATTCCAGTTCCTATCTCGAATTGATATAAGAACTTGATCCTTTTTTAATTCTGCTATTGTCATGGCGTCCATACGGGAAATATTTATTGCTTTTTTCATATTTTTGTTGTTAAACTTCAATATTCCATATCATGGATTCAAAAACCTTCTTATTTAGCCGGATATCTTGTAAAGCATTGTGTAGCAACGACTTATCAAAGTCAATATCAAAGTCTTTGGCCATTTGCGCTAGATTTGTTTTTACCCCCCTCTCATGATAGGTTGACAATGCAATTTGCCATGTCAAAAAATCATCATTTTGAATATCAAAAGGAATCCCACTTTTAATTGCTTGAGCTAAACATTTAGTATCTATGCACTTTGGCAGAAGTGGCTTCCAATCTTTATTGTATTTTAAATACCACTCTTTGGCGAGCGGAATATCAAAATTAAGAATATTATGACCAATTATATGATCTGCCCAATTAAACCAATCGAGCATAACTTCAAAAACTTCATTTTCTGGCAAAGCCATCTTATCATAATCCTTTTGATCAAACCCTGTAATTCTAGCAGCGTCCTTACTTACATTAATTGGTTTTTGCCATTTAACATAAAGATCTTTAAATTCCAACTCTTCTTTGTCTTGACATTTTAACATACCGAGTTGCCACGGACGATTTCCACAGTCAAAATTCAAAGTCAAAGACTCAGTTTCAAAGTCAAAAAAGACTAATTTAAGCCCTTTTTTATATCGTAAAAGTTGCTTCATGATTTATTGGGTTTATCTATGTTTTTTAAACATTTTGGGCAAAGCGTTTCAAATTCTTCCGATTTAAAAATATTATCAGGCATTATCAACCTTCTTATTGCTTTGTTATTTTCAAAATCTTTTATTGCTATAAACTTACCACAATTATCGCAAGAATTCCAATTTTTCATAATTTATTCTTCTTCCTCTTTGTTAATTTCAAAATCAATAAGTTTACCATTTAAAGCATTCATTATTTCCTGAACTGTTCCTTCTTTGATAAAACTATAAACGCCAGACATTCCTATTTTTAATGTAAATGGCCCCCTTCCGTGATTTTCCACCCAAATTCCATCATATCCATTATTGCATTCAAAAACAGTCATGCCAATCATATTATTTAAACATTTCAATCAAACCATCTTTACGACCATAACATGAATTGCCATCCAAATAAACAATTTTTAAATTTTCAACGTCTATAATGTGCGCCCAATCTGGCTTTTCATAACTTTCCATTTCTTCGATTCTTTTGTCCAAAAAATCTTTTGCCAGCTTTTCAGTCTCAAAAGCCCCTTTAAAATCCCACATACCACCGTGAGGATAATAGGCTAGTCCGTAAAATAATAGGTATTTATTTTTCATAATTGTTTTTAATTTGGTTTATTTTAAACATTCGGCGCAAAATTCATTACTTGTCATCCAATCAATATTTGGTTTATTCAATTTAACTTTCTCATAGATACATCTGTTTGTTAGGTATGTTTTAAAATCGCTTTTCTTCTTGTAATACATTGAATGCGCCTCATAATTAAGATAACCGTTGTCGCCGCAATAGTCAAGTATTTTGTTCTTTAAAATATCATCATAAATGATATTATGATCTTCAACAAAGAAAATCGGCGCGCAAAAATCAAAATCTACAAAAACACTCTTCAATTTAAAAACATTTTGAAAAAGAAAGGAATCGTAAAAGGGGACAATAAAATCAAAATGGTTGTTATTCCATAGCTCTCGAAGAGATTGAAAATCAATTCTCGGTTCATAATAAAAACCTTCAGTGCTCGCCTTGGAACTTATTTTAATTAAATTTTTATAACCGTCAATGTCTTTGAGGATTATATTGCACTTCCAATTTGAATTACGACCTTCTTTGCTCTTGTCATTAATATCATCGCAAACCGTTAACCTCAAGCCGAAATTAAAGTCAATATTTGATTTTTCAAAAACCTTGCTTGATTCGAGGATGCTGCCAATGTGGTCTTCTATTAGTAGGCAATAGCCTACATTATATTCTTTGCAAATGTCAATTATTGAATCTGCTTCAGTTGGTTTGCTAATACCTTCTTCTTTGAGGGTGAGTATTGAGCGGCCAATTGAATAATGGCTTTTAAAAATTGGAATTTTGTTCATATTTTATAATTTGTATTTTCCTTCTTTATATAAACTCAGCGGGTGCAATTTATTTAATTTAATATAATAGGAACTAACTTCCCATTTCCATTTTCCGTCTTTGCTGCCAGCTTTTGCATACCTTGAGTGCTCTTTAAAATCATCCTTGCTTATTATTCCAGTTATCCAAACTACGCTCATGTCTCTACTTATTCGTGCAAAAACGTATCCATGACAATCTTGCATTTTAACCTGATAGGCGGGAACACTCGCATTCCAATATGGTTGGGGCTCTTTATCTGAATTAGGTTTACTTTTTACATCCAAGCAATCACCATTGCAAATAATGTCATAGTTTTTGGTGCTTTTTATTTCCGCCTCTTTCCCCAAACACTCACTTACTATAACCTCACAAATGATAGATTGCAAGAGAAAATTGCCATTTCTGTAGCTTTTATTGTTGTATCCGTTTTCTCTGACATCTTTCGGCAGTTTGTTGTATATTTTTTTGGCGGCTTTTAAGTGACTGTCTGTCACGGTTATTTTTAAGATGTTATTCATAATCATTTAACTTTTTGCCATATAAAGATTGGCTCGCAATGAACTCCCTTTTTGTCAGATTTACTATTGGGCCTTTTACTAAGTTGATAGCCTAATATTTCTATAAATTGACCGCCCAAAACATCTTTGATATAATCACACATTGGATCACAAATCTTATTTACTTTATGGTGTAGATAAACATCTGATATGTTTATAGCCATGTAACCTCCAACTCTCAAAGATTTCCACGCTTTTTCCAATGAGGTAAAAAGGAATTTATTTAACCAATCCTCTAACTTCTTATATCTTTGCCAGCTTTGTGTCGGTTCTTGACTGTAGCGTTCAGCTAAAAAATATGGCGGGGACGTAAAAACAAGGTCAAAATAATTATCATATGACAAATCCATATCTTCAAAAGGCTCCGCTCCTATGCTTGTGATGTATTGTTTATTTTTATTCAATGAATTGGAACACATTATTGTTTGTTTATGATATCCTGAATGTAAGAGTCTATTTGGGTCTGTCCCTATATACATCTTGAGGTTTTTCTTTAAAGATAAAAATCCGGAGAACCTATCCCCCCATCCGCTTGAAAAATCTAAAATCTTCTCTGCATTAAAATATTCATAGATGGCTTTTGCTGCACTTGGGCGAAATTGAGAGGCGATATATTTCCTTAATGCGATACAACTTCTAAGTGTTTGGTTATTAATTTCTTTGGTTTTTTGTGTCCATAAACCATTGAGCAAAGTCAATCTAAACTTTTCAGTATGCCAAGTTCTATAAGGCGAGGGTGCGTTTATGCTGTCGCAAAGCCAACGAGATTCTTGATGAAAATAATCAGAAGATTGATTACCAATTTTACAAGTTTTGATATATTTATTAGAAAGGGGATATTTATAAAAATATCTGGAAAACCATTCCCCTTCGCATATCAAAGATTGGCTATCTAATTCAACCAATTTATTAAAATCATTAATGGCATCTTGATAAGTTATTTTCCGCATTGGAAGGGGCAAATCTTTTATAATATCAGAAATTGCCTGTTTAACTACATCCTTTTCATAATTTTCCTTAATGTGACTCCAATTTTCTTTGTCGATAACCAATTCATCATTTTTTACAAAACCGCTTAAATCCAACATAATTATTTTTATTTTTTATTAAAAGCTGGGCAGCCAGCGTAATGTTTTATTACGATAATCTCGCCGTCTTTAGCGACCAAATCATCTTTTTTAAAAGCGGTTCTCTTAACCTCCCCATCCTTATTTATAACTGCATAATAATCATAGGGAAACTTTTGAGGACAATGCCACATTAATTCACCGTTTTTCTTTAGTTGGCCTTTTTCGGTAGCGCGGCCACATTTAATAAGTCCACAAAAACCTTTCTCCTTTTTTGGGAACCCTTTGTTGGCGGCCATACTGGAAAGAGCGTCTTTTTCTGTAAAATTATTGATTTTGTAATAGAGATAAGCTAAGTAAAATTCCAATCCTTTCAATTCTTCATCTGTATATTCTGTTTCTACTTTTGGATCTTCTGGGTGTCTTAAAAATAAAAATTCACCTAGAACTCGATCAAAGCCTTCTATCTTTTTACCATAAAGAGAATATGCCATTGCTTGAATATTGGCATAAACTTCTTCTCCCTCAAATTTCTTTTTACTTGTTTTATAATCGAAAATTCCTAATTTGTTATTTGGGTATCGAGCCATCTTGTCAATAATCCCCTTCAATTTATACTTTGGATTTTCATTGTCGATGAGAAACTCAAACTCTGATTTAAAAAGTTCTCCACCCTCACAAAAGAAATCATTATCTAAGGCCACAAGAAGCATCTCTTCCATCATGGCAAAATTTTCTTCGAAATCCAACTCTTCTTTTACCGCAAGTCTCTTTAATAACCTGTAAACAGGTTTGCTATTACTAATCGATTGATTTTCAACAATAACATCAAAATGCTTTCTATGCCGCTTATTAAGCAGACACTCTAATACAATATGGCAGCAAGAGCCCCTCTTTGCCCCGTCATTGCTGTCGTCAGGCAGTTTTAAGTGATATTTAACCCAATACTCCCAACTACATACTTCAAGCGTTTTAATGCGTGATGGGGACAAAATTCTTTCTTTTTTATTTTTTTCTGTCATATTATTGTTTTTCCATTTCAATGTATTCTATTTCTTGCCTGTCGGCAAGGGCGATTAAATTTTTCTCCCCGCAGAAGACACAAGAAGTTTTATTTTCCAATTCCATCCCACAGCTCAAACAATAAAGAATATAACTATTTATTGCCAAAAAGTCAAGGAATTCTTGTGCCATTTTTTGATTTCTGACTTCGTCATGTCGCCAAAATCGTTCTTCTCCGTTGGTAAGCATATGTTTACAGTTTTTTGATCAAAATAATTATGAAGATTGTTCTTAGCTTTGGCCGCCCCTATTAATCCATTGCATCTATCGTCATTATTAAAAGCGATTGTAATATTTTTTAGTTTTCTAGAAAGCAATATTTTGAGGACGCCACTTTGGACATTCAGTCCAAAACAAACTAAAACATTATAAATTTCACAGGAAAAAAGTGCCAGCATATCACCGATACTCTCAACGAGTATTATACTTTCAGCATCGATTAATCTTTTTTTAATAAAGTAATAAGGATAATCCCACTCTGAGACATTACCTAAATGCTTCCATTTTGGAATATTGTATTTTTCCATTGTTTGGTTTTTATGTAATGACCTACCAGAGTAACCAACTATAAAACCGTAATAATTATAAATGGGGAAAACATACCTTTTTCGAAACTTTCCATCGTATGGGAATACTCCGCTTTTCAGCTTTCTTAAATGCTCTTCTTTCGCCCCTCTCTTTTTCCAATAACTATAATCATTGTTTAGATATTTCCATATCATTTTATCAGATGGAGATAAGTGCTTTTCCTCAAGTCTTTCTACGCTTTCTTTTTTGAATTTTCCGAAATAGACATCTTGGCCATTTGTCAATTTAACCAATTGCTCCAAATTTCCACTTTGTTCAGAGCCAAAGTCTTTCCAATATCCAGTTGTTTTGTGGATAGATAATGAGGTGATGTTCTTGGAATTTCTATAAAGGGGCTTTGTCCTATAATAATCCCCACAATTTACAAGATTAGTATAGCCAATTTCATTTAATATGTCTTTGATATTTAATTCTGACATATTGTGTTTTTTTAGATGCCAACATCGCCGTCATCGTCATTGTCGTCACTACTATCTTGTGTTGGGGTTAATTGCCCATTTTCCAACCTTACTATATCTTCGACGGTTCCTCTTTCTTCGACTTTAAAGTTTTCTATATTAAAGTTTATATAATTTTTAACATATTTTTCATTTCCATTTTCATCACGCCTCCTGATTAAATCACTAAATCCCGTCGCATCTCTACCTTGATACCTTGAGTGAAACGTCACAAGTTTATGAGAGCCAAATCTTTGACCGTCTCTCGTTAATGACTCTGGGCTCTTTTTGACAAATCCTCCAATGTAAGATGCAAACCAACTTAATCTATCACTTAACGAAATCATGCCAGAGTCTATTTCGTCACCATTTTTATTGTGGGAGCTTTCTGCCATTCTGTTTAACTGCATAGAAGTGATGATTGGTATATCAAGTTCTTTCGCAAGGTCTTTTAGAGCATTTACTTTGTTACCTATCACCATATCCTCTCTCTGCCCATGTCCTATTTTTTCTCCAGTTAGTTTTATATAGTCATAGCTAATTAAACATTTATTTCCCTTTCCGACTCTGCTGTAATACCACCTTCTAATAATGGAAAGAATCTGGTCGATGTCCTTATTTGCGACGTATATATGATCAACAAGGGACTTATTTTTCATTAAATTAAAGGCATTGTTCATTTTGTTAACCATTTCTTGATTTCTGACCCAATTTCCGGTTCTAATATACCAAAGTGGGACACCACTAATATTCGCCGCCGTTCTAAATTGGATTTCATGAGTCTCCATTTCACTGTCTAACATTAGAGCCGGAACTTTGCTATCTTCACTTATTTTATCACAAAGATAATTCAACAATGTTGTCTTTCCCTGTTTTGGCCTAGCGACAAAAGCGTAAATGTTTCCTCCAGAAAATCCTCCATAAAGTCTGTTAAATTCTGGAAATGGCGTTCTTAAACCGTCCTCTTCTTGTGGTGATTGAGCAATTTCATTAATCGCATCAATCATTGTGGAGTATAAATTCTTAGGATCGGAATCACTAAAATAATTGTCGAAAGTCTTAGAATAAATCTTATCAGTATCAGAAATTATTTCAACAATACTTTTTGTTTTTGATTCTTCTTTGGCGTATTTTTCCAAACTTTTTGAAGTGTCTAAGACATCTCGCCTCGCTTGATACCTTTGCAATTCGATAACCATTTCAATAGTCCCTTTTTCAGAGAGAGTATTTATTGTAAATGATTCAATATATGTTTCGATATTGATATTGTCCTTTTTTGAATACCCCAAGTTACTAAGTTCTTTAAGTAAGATCGGGGCGTCAATCGGCGCGCCTTTTAGAAATCTTGACTTAATTGTTTTATAAATTGTTCTATTAATATCTACTGAGAAGAATGATTCTTTGAAAAAAGAGTCAATATCTGCAATCAAATGAGGGTATTTATATAGCCCAGCCAAAACTTGGCGTTCAGTTTCTTTTTTGTCCATATCGCTGTTTTATTATTGTTTAGAGGGAGAAATCTTCGGAATCATCCTCGTCGTCTCCGAGGTCGTCCATTTCAGGTTCGTAGAAGTAATTGGCTTTAATCATATCTTTTGAAACCTCATCTTGGGCTTCAATAAACAATCGTATATAAGACATTAAAGCAAGGGCTTTGTGTTGGTTGTCTGCATAGATTTCGTGCTCAATGACATCATCCTCATTATATCTAAATAACATAAACCCACCATTTGAACATTCATCCAATTGATTTAGGATTTGTTGTGGCAATTCAAATTTTTGCTTTTTTTCATCCATATTGTTTTTTACACTGTCTCTTTTTATATTTCTACCCCAAAAGTATTAAAAATGTATTCTTTTGAAAGCAATTTAATGTCTTTGTCTTCTATTTCTATCAGTTCAAAATTGTTCATTTTCAGCCACTTATACTTTTCTATGTCGCGCCCGATGCCTTTCCTATAATTCTCCCTAGATCCATTGTGAAAGAATTCGTTATATTCAGAGTGCTGGCGACCATTCACTTCTACAGCAATGTTTTTTGTTAAATTAAGGATGTCTACCCGCATCCTACTTCCGTAAACTGGAAACTCTTCATAAACACAATGTCCAATCCAATATTTTTTAAGAAATTGCTTGACTGAAAATTGCATTTTAGAAAGACTCTTTCCATTCCATTTTATCTTATATTTATCAACGTTTCTACTTTTGGTAGAGCCATCAATTGATTTTAAGAAAAGTCGCGGCATATCTTAATTAAGGATACCGTGTTTTTTGAAAATGTCAATAAGAAAGTTAATTAAAGCTGGATTTGAATCTAAAATATCCAAAACCTTATCCTCTCCATGCATCTTATCAGGAACCTGTGGAAAATAATCATTAATCAATTTTGACAGATTTTCATCTTCGGCCAATATTTTAGTTAGTTTTATTTGATCCTCTTCCTCAAGATCATCGTTAATTCCTTTTAAAATTAATTCTTTGTTTTTATTGTTTTTTATTGCTTCATCAATTGCCTTGGATCTATTTTGGCTTTCCTCATTAATGGTATTGAAAATTTCTTCATCAAAATTAAACCAGCCGCCTTTTTTCTTAACCAAATCATACATTAGAAGAAGATCGTAAACTTCCCTTTCGAGCCAAATACTCTTTCCATTCTCAGATTTGCGACGGATTGGGTAATGAACAACTTCATGAGTAGTTTCATTCATTGATTTTTTAATGACAACCCTAGAGGTGTGACCAATAACCCTCATCTTCTCCTTATCTTTGCCCTCATTTTCCATAATGAGATCCATATTACGAACCAATTCATATTCAAATGTCCAATCTGCATAATGAAGAAGGGCATTTCCGCCAGAAGCGCCGACATTCTTTGTCTTCTTTTGGTAGCCAATTACAATTTCATCCCTATGCTGAGAAAGCATAATGCACATATGTCCGAGTTCATGAGTAATATCTGAAATTTGAGGGAGGAGTTGTGCCATGATAGCTGGAATACTACCGCCGCCGACCCTCTTCTCAGATTCATCATCTTTACCGTTATTTGCCTTAATCGTCAGGGCGTCCGTAGAATCGACTATAAAGCAGTAATTGATTCCTCTGGTATCTCGAATCAAACTCTTCATCAAACCGAATACAAGGCTGCATTCTCGGCCTTTAACAACCTCAAAGCGCTCTTGGTCAACCCCACTTCTATCCAAAATCTTTTGAGAGAGCCTTCCTTCGCATTTAAAATAGATTACCTTGCTATTTTTATGAAGGTTTAAGAAGTTCTTTGCAATCTCAAGGGCTTCTGATGTTTTTCCTGATTCAGTTGGCCCAACAAACCGAATGATACCAGGGCCAAGCCCCCCGCCAACCTTTTGATCGAATTTCAAACTACCAGTGCTGACTAGATAATCGTTATTTGCTGATTTTTCAAATTCATTAATACCTTCCTCATCATTTTTATCAAGGTAGCTCTTAATAATGTCCTCTGGCGTTAATTGGCCGTCATTTTTGCTTTTTTTACTCTTTTTCATATTTTTTTATAAAATCTAAAAATCTCGTTGGTTTAAAATCCTCTTTTGATACTGAATATAAAGGATTATCAGATAAAGTCAATTCTTTTTTTGGCTTTTCCTCACTCTCTTTCTTTAATTCTTCCTCATTATCGAACAGCCTCTTGTAGTTTTTTAACACCTCTTTCATTTGGGGGGTAATGTAACCAATCAGGGACGTTTTCTTCTTCCCACTGTAATTGGCTACAAAAAACCTCCAAAATTCAAAAGAATACATATCAAGGAGAAACTTTGCAGTCTTTATTTGGGTGGCGTAATTGGTTCTCGCCGTTTTATTTACAAGTCCCTCCACAAGATAAGTGCATTGCTTTTGGCTGTATTGCTTCTTATTCTTTACTGTTTTTTTCTTCTTTGGGGGCATATTTTGGCATTAATTCAACATATTTTTGAACTACTTTTGGGGCAAACGCCCCGATAACGAACATTGACACTATATACAATCCAATCTCGCTGTCAAGATTAATTGTCAAAAAAGAAAAGTAAAACGACGCCAAAAGTGAAAAAAATGACATTATTCTCATTGATGAGAGTTTTTTATTGTCATCTTTTAGAAATTCATTCATAGCTTTTCAAATCATTTTCCATCATTTCATTAACTAAATCCTCAAAAGAATATTCTGGTCGCCAGCCCAATTCTTTGCGAACCAACGAGCTATCTCCATGAAGGAGACTTACTTCTGCTGGTCTGAAAAATTGAGGATCAATTTCCACCAAAATATTCATGGCTTTATCCACTCCTTGAATATTGACAAGGTCTTTTTCCGAAAGATTTTCCAACTCCTGATTATTTAAATATCTATTTTCAGTCGGCAACCACCATTGTAAAGAAATTCCAATTTTTTCAAAACAAATTTCAATAAATTCTTTTACCGAATGCACTGAATTATTGCTGAATACATATCTTTTGTTTGCATCGCCATTATTGACCAAATTCCAAATTCCTTTTGCAAAATCTTTTGCGTGACTCCAATCTCTCTTAGCTAAAATATTACCTATTTTTAATGAATTGATCTTTTTTATCGCCCCCCTTCCAGAGTCAAATTCACTTTTAATTCTAGCAACTTCATTTGTTATTTTTCTTGTTACATAATGTTTTTGCCTACGTGGGCTTTCATGATTATAACATATTGCATGATAAACACTTATATCATATGACTCTCTATACACCTTACTCACCATCTCTGACGCAGATTTACTCACTCCGTAAATAGACCGTGGCTTATGCGGATGATTCTCATCCTGCGGAGAATATTCAACATTCCCCCACTGCTCACTCGACCCGCTCGAATAAACTTTGCATTTCGGCGCATAATCTTTGATTGCCTCCAAAATATGAATTAGTGATATTGTATTTACTTGCATGCATAACGCAGGGCTTTTCCAAGAATCTGGAACGAAAGCAGACGCCCCAAAATTCAAAAAATAATCTGGGTACTCATTTTTAATAACCTCTCTTATGCTGTGTGGGTCGCAAAGGTCCATGTCAATCATTTTAAATCTAGGATTGCCAATGCATTTTTTAAGATTGCCTAATATAGCTTGAGAAGTTCTCCTTGTCGTTGCAATTACAAAATTATTCTCATCCTCAAGTAGATGTTCACACATATAAGATCCGGTTTGCCCTGTGGCCCCGCTTACTATAATATTTTTCATATTTTTTTCTCTTCAATCAAAGTTTAATTTAGGAATGGTTTCGCCAGTTTTTTTAAAGTATTCCTCATTAAATTCAAGACAATTTTGTTGATCGTTCCATTTATACGAGCAACCTGCGCCGTTATTGAAATGTTTTTCTTGATATTTGATTTTATTTTTTGTCGTTTCATTATTTATCCAAGTCAAATGCTTTACATGGGCAACTCGTTTTGGTATGACCATTTGGGACAGATTTTTATATGATATATCTTTAGTGCTATCATTTACACTATAGACCATGTCATTATCCCAGTAAAACCCCTTTGACCCATTTGTTTTGAAAATTCTTGGTGGGCAAAACCCATCTATCCAGCAATTTCCGTCGAAAACATAGTTTTTAAAATTGATATTGAAGGAATTGACGAATTCATTGAGCGACACAAACCTAATTATGCCACTTATTTCGTCTTCTGTGTAAATTTCATCTGCGTCCAAAATCCAAACATAATCACAACCCTTATCGATCAATTGATTATAAGCCAAGGTTCTAGCGTCAGATTCTTTAATATATCTCGGTTGCGTAATTGTCTCGATATTATAATCTTTGACAAGAATTTCTGCGGTATTGTCCTCTTCGTGGCCTATCTCCTTATATTCTTCAAAGGGTAGTGAAATGGCACAAATTTCTAAGTTGTTATTGTTTTTTTGAAATTCGATCCATGATCTTAAACATGAATCTATTGTCCCCGATGAATTATATGCTGCTAAAATTATCCCAAATTTAAAATCATTCATTAATTATGAATATAACTACAAAACTCAATTTGTCAATATTTTTAAAGGATTATCTCCTCAAATTTAAATAACTGGGCGCACCACTACATAGCATTTTGTCGAAACATTTATCTAACTCGTCATTATTCTGAGGTTTATAAATATCTATTGAAAAAAGACGGCCAATTATATCTTCATCATCATGCGCCCAATGGCTAATGCCATCATGTGAATAATCATTATCTCTACCCGCTCCAATTAATTTAACATTACAGCATTCGTGTTGTAAATAATTTCTTATAAGTTCAAAAGGTCTATAAAGAAGAAACGGTGTTATAGAATAACATAATGGAATTTTACCTTCTTGCGCCAAACCGATGGCGCACCCAATCATAAGTTGTTCTGCCGCTCCGACATTATGAAAGCGATCCTTATAAAGGTCGTCAAAGTCGTTAAACATTCCATAACCTAAATCTGCTGTAATTAGATGAATTTTCTCATCTTCATTCATTTTTTCTTTAATCAATTTGACAAAGTGCCTTCTCATATTCTTCCTTACTCATTGTGTGATAGTGGCCGTTAACCCCATTTAAAAAATCAAAAGTATGATTAGAAAAATGTAAATTAACTTTATTTCTTGGAGAAAAACTGTCCAATTTTTGGACTAGATATTTTTCATCTACCTCTTTTGTTGCTGAATAGCCATTTATATTAACGTAAATTTTCAAATTATCAATTTTATTTATGTGTATAAAATTTAAAGACTCCCAAATGCTTCCTTCAGCACATTCACCATCAGAAATAATACAATAAACATCCTTACTTTTATCCGCAAGGGCATGACCAACTGCTATCGGAAGGCCACTGCCTAAACTTCCAGTTGAGCAAAATATTTTGTTTTGCAAATCCCTTGATGGATGTATTCCATGTTTTTCTAATAATACTTCTGCATCAATATTGTAAAAATGCTCTAAAACAACATATAAGGCAAGTCCTGCATGACCATTAGAAAGAATAAAAACCTCATCATCCCTTTTTTGTTTGTAAATTTTATAAATCAAATCGACACAAGAAATACAACTGCTCAAATGGGAAAGTTTGTGTTTGTATGAAATTTCTAAAATTCTTTTTATTAGTTTTTTTGTCATATTTTTTGTGCAAAGATGGCGTCGATTGCAATTTTTTCACATTTATATCCACAATTTTCAAAGATGTTTGTAAAATGATTCGTTAATTGACTAAAGTTCATATTGTTAACCTCATGGTATTCAATAAAGAAGTTGTCAATATTTTCTGAAACTTCAGAAACAGATTGTTCTGTAACGGCTTTTAACTCAGATCCTTCAATGTCAATTTTACAGAAATCAATTTTTTGGCAGCCGATCTTTTCAATTAATGAAGATAGTTTTATACCTTCTACCTCAACTACATTATTATCATTTGACCTATCTATTAAGGAATTCATTGTTGAATTCGATCCACTGAGGTAAAATTTTACAATTCCATCTTCTTCATTAAGGGCATAATTGTATGGGGTGATGTTATTAAAGTTTGCGGCGACTTTTTTTAAATTGTCAAAATGACTTGGTGTAGGCTCAACTGAATAAATATTGTCGCAGCAATCAGCAACATGAGCTGAAAATAAACCGATATTTGCCCCAATGTCCAAAACTTTTAAATTTTTCTTATTTTTAAAATAAAAGTTATACATGAGGTTGTCTAATTGACTCAAAATTTCTTTTGTGCAATTACTCCTATTGGAGAAGTGATTCTCCAGTTCTTTGTCACTGGTATATAAGTAAAATAAATTACCTTGACTTTGTTTAAATTGTAATTCCATAATATTTTTTGTATTCCTTTATATAATCGTCTATCCCAGACTGTATCGAATAGTTTGTAGAAAAATTGTATTTATTAAATGCGTAACTGGGATCGCAAACCCATTTGTCTGTTTCGAATTTTTTTACAAAATCATACCCTACTTCACCATCAAAATATTTTCCAAAAGACTCTTCAAAATGCCATACAACATCAAAGTTTGACAATTGGTGTCCCGAGCCAACATTGATTATATCCCCACATGTCTTTTCTTTTTCTGAATTTAAAATAATGTCAATTGCTCTGACAAAATCTTTTATATATACAAAATCATGATAGCCCTTTGTAACAGTCATCTTCTCTCTATTTAAAAAATGCCTCATTAATGTAGGGAAAAATCTAAACTCCTTTTCATGCAACCCATAAATACTAAATGGTCTAACAACACAAACATCAATGCTATACTCTTTTGCATATCCAACGGCAAGCATTGTCGCAGCGGCCTTTGTCCCTTCATACATCGTTCTTGGCTCCAATACGTCCTTTTCTGACATCTTGTTCTTCTTTTTGCCATACTCAGAGGATGAACCTATCTGAACGATTTTTATATTGCTTTTATCAACGCAACATGACAAAATTCTATTTAATAGAACAGCATTCGAATCGAACATTTCGCTTGGATTATAAATATCTGCGGCGCAATTTATAATAATGTCGATATTGGAGTTTTTTTGATTAATAATTTCCTCTATAGTCCAATCACTATCTTTTGAATATTCTATTACTGTATTATTTTGTGAATAGAAATGGTTTAGGTTTTTGCCAATAAAACCGTTTGAGCCTGTAATTAAAATACTCTTCCCTTTAATCATTAATAACTTCCTTTATTTTTTCAGAACATATTCTTAGTCTTTGTTCGAGATTCATACCAGGTAAATGGAGCAGAAAATCCCCACTAACAAATTGTCCCTGCTCATGGGAATGTCTCCTCCCATAATTTTCATAAAG